TTTGAAAGACAGCAATGGAGAGACGAATTGCAAGAACCTATTCTTTCAGGAGATTACGCAGATTGGGCAGGGCAAGGGTTTACTGATTCAAGCATTCCTATAGAACAAAGAGTTGGGCAAGATTTTAATAAAAATATGGGGAATATATATTCATCATTTCTTGAAGAAGCTAAGTTAAAAAATCTTTATAACTTTACAACTGTTGATGGCAGATTAAATCCTTTTAGTTCTTCCTTTGGAAAATTTTCTAGTCTTGATCCACAAGTTGGTTGGGGTAAGACAAAGTGGAATATAGACAAAGCTGATGTAATTAAAGCAGACAGAAATAAAAATGCTTTACAACTTGGAGCTCATGCATTAATAAAAAGTATAGGAAGAAGTTCGCAGTTAGGAGAAGATATAACAAGCAGAGCAATGATAAGAAGAATACCTGATGCTCTTGGAGCTGAAGGATTAATTACAGCAGCAACTTATGCTGCAGGAATCCCTGCAATGTGGCAAATAGGAGGGAAGTTAGGAGCTCATGGGGCAAAAGTAGCTGCTCCAAGCTTAAAAGAAGCTTGGAAAAATGCAAGTAAAACAGGAAGTTTAAAAATAGTTGATACTGTAGAGGATTTAAAAAGTCCTTTAGCCAACTTTGGACAAAAGCTTTTTGGTAAACAAAAAATAATTGATGACATGGGAAGGGAAACAGAATACAGAGTTTCTGAAATAGCAATACAAAAACTTGGAAAATCTGTTTTAGAACCAATAATTCCTAATAGACCTATAACTAATTTTGGTTTAGAACTTGGAGCTGAAACAATTTATTATGCAGCAGAGCAGACATATGGAGATTCTAAAAAATATCATAACATGGGAACATGGTCAGCTTTAGGAACTGCAGGACTTACAATGGCAGGAGGTATGGTAAAGCTAGGGACTGCTGCTTCTGCACTTAAACTTGCATCAGTAGATAATATAGCAAAAAATGAAATACTTAAACCCCCAACAAAGTATCATGCATCTAATAAATATTCTTCTTTAGAAGCTGAAAATATAACTAAAATGTTAGAAGATCAAGCTAACACTTCAATAGATATTGAGACAGGACATATAAGTAATCCTGATATGGCAACTAAGAAACTTATCATATCAAATAACATTGGGAATTTATTATCTAGTGATTATTCATTCCCTTCCAATTATAAAGGACCTAAGGATCTTAGAATTAAACTTGGAGATTCTATGTACTATCCTGCTAGTAGTCAACAAGATTTACAAAGATTTAAAAACACTTTAACGGGAATGACTCCTGAAATAAAACAAGGGTATGAGAAAGATTTGTTATTAAATCAAGGGGATATTAAGTTTGATAACTTATGGGAAAAATCAAAGATAATTAAAACTATAAACGGAAAACAAAAAACAGTTGTAGACTTAATGCATTTAGAACAAAACATATCTTCAGAAAATATTATAGCAAGAGAAATAGATAGCAGAGGATTAGACGAACAAGCTACTATTTTACAAGGAAATACAGCAGTTAATTTAGAAATGATTAAAGCATTTTTTGCAGGAGAAATACCTTTAGATGATCTTCCTCTTACATCTGTAGATATCCTTTTACATAACAGAAAAGATAATGAATTAAATAAATTGCTTTACGATATATTGCCAAATAATAAATGGGAAAATGAAATAAAACCTTTAATAAAATACATGAGAGATCATGATGTTAAGACTTATGACAATTTGGCAGAAGAAGAAAAAGTAATTATTAGAGAAGAGTTTGTTAAAAGATTCCAAAATTATGGAGCTTCAAAATCTCCAAGTGAAATTGATGAATTACTGTTCCACCCTTTTTATTATTTTGAACCTAGAATTTCAGGAAACTATAGTACAAATTTAAAGGCAGGACTAAAGTTAAACATACCTACAAATCAAAAGTTTTTTACAAACTTAGAAAAATTTAATAGTCTTACATATGACGAATTATTAGACAATCCTTATATGAGATTATTTGCAATAAGTAAATTATTTAGAGAACACAAAACATATTTTGAATTTGCAAACAATACTTCTAGAATAGAAGAGTTGGTAAACAATAAAAAATTATTTTATAATCCTTTAGAATCTCATATAAAAGAAAGAGGGAAGTATCACGGGTTTTCTAAATTGTTAGATCCCGAATACGGAGTTACAGACAATGAAGCTGTTAATAACGGGTTGGCATTTTTAAAATCTTTTCATGATACTAAACTAAAAATTAAAGAAAAAGATAAAGTCAGAGAAATATCTGCTTATTTTGAAATGCCTGATAGTATGTTATGGGGAAGTAAGCACAGTGAATATAGTTTAGGTAACATAGATTCGTTAACTAAAGCTGCTGATTTAGAAATAAATATTCCTATGCATACAGGTCCTTCTACAGCAAGTCAATTATCCTCAGCACACGCAAAAAGTTTTTCTTTTGCTGATGCTACAATATTATCAAATCGAGGTATAACAGATGCAGTTGGAGGGTATAGCAGAGCTCCTATAGCATTAGGCAGATCATTTGGATCCCCATTTATAGATCCTGACATTGCATTATTTATTGGAAAAATAAATCCAAACGAGTATTTAAAATATAATAGTCTTAGTTTTAGAGGAAAAACTTTTGAAACAGTAATGGGAGGTATTGCTTCAGACGAGATGGTTCATAAACCATCAAGATTTTATTCAGAGGAAGATGAATATTGGCAGTATGGCATGATGATAGATCAATTTATAGAAGAGGGATATTCACAAAGCGAAGCTGAAAATTTAGTAGCAGAAATACATAGATTAGATAACTTAAATACACAAATACCTTTTGATTTATTTAAAAAACAAACATCTAGTTTTACAAGTCAATTATCTCCTGACCCTATGAGTAATGCTTCTAAGATAAATAGAATGTCAGGAAGAGTAGAGGGAGTTACGGGAGGAGCTGAAGGATACAAACATATGTATCTTCAAGATCATCATGGAAGAACAGGAATAATTGGGTGGGATAGAAAAGGAATATATGAACTTGAAATAGATGGAGAAATAAAAACAGCTCTTTCTTTAGAAGAAGTTCAAAACGATATGATACAAAAAAAAGGAACTCAGGCTTTAATTCCTGATACAGATACAGGAGTTAAAATAGAATTTGAAACTAATGAACCTATGAGTGTTAAAGATAATATTAATACTGTAAAAGATTCTATAGATGAATTTAGTAATATAAAAGTACCCGAGGTTGTTAGAAAATCTAGAGAAGTAATTAGTGAATCAGGAGGGGCTTTAGATAAACTTCCAATTTCAGGAACTCCAAATCAAACTTTGTTTAGTATATTTTCTCATATAAGAAGTGCTGAGTATTCAAAAAATGTTATAGATAATTTTAAAAGTAATTATCAAATGATTGCAACTAATGATACACAATTAAAACAATTAGATAGTACATTAGGCAACAAGTTATTAGCACAAAATACTTCTTCATATGCTAGTTTTAAATCTATATCTGATACAAACAAATCAGCAGAATTTTATCAAAAAGCTATAAAAACAAAATTAGGAAAAGAATTAGGAAAAGATAATGAAATTAGTTTTTCAGGAGGATTGTCAAAAGAAGTAGACGAAGATGTAAAAGCATTTGTTTTTGCAACTTTAGAATTTTATATAAAATCTATTATAGCTCCTCATGTTAGTCATTTTTATAAAAACTCTTTAACTGCAATGAGTAATGTATATACATCTAGTGGAGCAAGACCCGACCCAATATTAAAAGAATTATTATTAGATATGGGGTATGAAAATTTACATGATTATAAGAATTGGTTAAGTAACGATTGGATATTAAAGCATAATAATAAAAAAGATTTAGGACAAAAAATTATTAAATTGTTTGAATATCTTAATCCTAATACTAATAAAAGCACTCCTTTAAGCGAAGTTTATGAGACTCATAAAAAATATGATTACAAACTAGACTATCCTAATCCTGTATATAAATTTCCTTTAGAATTAAATTTCGCAGAAGAATTTGGAAACTTTAAAATAATACAAAATGAAAATAATCCAAGTTTAATTAAATTTGCATCTAATAATATTGATGCTCAAATTATGCCTTGGTTAAACAAAGCTGAATTAATAAAGTTTTTTAATTCTCCTGTAAATAAAGAAGCTTATGAGTTTTATACAAAAAGATTTAGATCTGAATTGTACGCACAAAAAAGTAATTATATAAATGAACCTAGAAGAATATATCATCATGTTAAACACTTTATAGAAACAGCTATAAAAGAAGATCATGACTACATTGTAATTCCAACAGCTACAGAACTTGTTGAAAGAAATTATGGAACTGCAGCAAGAAATATACCAATAGAAGAGAATAAAGACGCAACTTTTTTTAGAAAAACATATGAGAAAAAAATTCCAAATGCTTTAAAGCTTATAATGAAATTGCAATATGGAGTTGATATTAAAATTGAAAAAGACTTTTGGAAAAATATACCGGGGGAAGATGATATAGGGAGAAGTCAAGTAAAAGGTATATATGAAAGCCAACTTAAAAAAGAAGGGGTGTTAAGTAGTATTAATGACAAAGTAACTATAATGAAGATTCCCCAAAAATTAAAAGATGATTATATAAAAACAGGAAATATTCCTAATAATTTCTTTATGAAATCAGACGGGGGAGAAATAAAAGCAGGAATATATTTCAGAGTAGACGGAAAACATATGTTGGCTGCATTTAATGAAAGTGCTGATCTAGGAACTATGGTCCATGAAATAGGGCATATATTAAGAAGAGACTTAGACGATACAGAATTAAAAATAGTTAATGATTACTTTGGTATTAAAGATGGAGAGTGGACAAGAGATGCAGAAGAAAAATTTGCAGATGCGTTAGAAGATTATTATTTAAACAACAGAGTTCCAAACCCTTCTTTAACTGCTCCTTTTAGAAAACTATTAAAAATTATAGGGTACTTTTTTAAAACTCATGTGTATGCAGATTTAATACATGGAAAAGGAAAAGCTAAGTTTGACAAATTACTTGATCAACTATTACCTGAGATTCCTGATAACGAATCAGCTAGAGAATTTTTACAATCTAATGAAATGAAAATATTAACTGAACGAATGGCAGAAGCTTTTAATACTACCATTGAACAATCACGAAGTGTTATGGCATCAATACAAGCTAGAGCTTTAGCTTGGGCAGACGAAACAGGAGGAGACCCTTCGGATTGGTGGAAAGACAGAGGGTTTGATTTAGTTGATAAAGAAGAAATTCCTTTAAAAGATTTTAAAAAAATAAATACTGATGTTCTAGATGAAGAACTTACAGACAACCCTATATCTATGGTAGGGAGTCAAAAGTTTAATTCTGTTTTAGATAAAGTAATAACATTACTTAGAAAAGCTCCTAAGGAAAGAGATAAAATAAAAGAACAAAAAAGCAAAAAATTGAAACAAGCTGTTGCTAAAATGCATAATGAATATAGCAGA